GACCTTCTGTACCTTGAACTCCTTGTGCACCTTCAGCACCTTGAGCGCCTTCAGTTCCCTGAGCGCCCTCTGTACCTTGTACACCTTCAGTTCCCTGAACGCCCTGAGCACCAGTTGTACCCTGTGCACCTTGCGCACCGATATCACCAGTACGAGCAAATGTTAGAAGAACATCGTCTTCGTCTGTGAAAGAACCGTTGTGTGATAAGTAATTTAAATCAACTTCAAAGTATGTTGCGTTATCTGTAAGACCAGAGATTTCAAACAGTGCAAATGTTGCATTGTTTGACTTAAGAGAAATCTTTACGTGACCCTTGATTGTAGAAGTAGAGTCATCAATTGTTTGTAAGTATGGGTGAATGTCTACTGAAGCAGCATTGATATCGTCAATAGCAAGTTTCGTTACTGAAGAAATAGATGCGTTGTTTAGGCGGATATAAGTGTCGCCTGGGTCTGCCATTGTGTAGACAGCGTCATAGTTGTACTCAAAAGTGATGCCACCGAAGGAACCTTCTTTACCTTGTACACCTTGTGCACCTTCAGTTCCCTGTGTACCTTGCGCACCTTCTGTACCCTGTGCACCAGTAGTTCCTTGTGCACCTTCCGCGCCTTGCGCACCTTCTGCTCCTTGCGCACCTTCTGTTCCTTGAGTTCCTTGTGCACCAAGAGTTCCCTGAGTGCCTTGTGCACCCTCTGTACCTTGAGTACCTTGCTGTCCTTCGGTTCCTTGTACACCTTGTGTTCCCTGTGTACCTTGAACACCCTGTGCACCTTCAGTGCCCTGCGTTCCTTGGGTACCTTGAGTGCCTTGTGCACCGTTTGAACCATCAAGACCTTGTGCACCAGCACTACCTTGTGCACCTTCGGTTCCTTGTGCACCTACAGTTCCCTGGGTTCCTTGAGAACCTACAGTTCCTTGAGCACCTTGAGTTCCATTTGCACCATCAAGACCTTGCGCACCTGCAGTTCCCTGTGCACCCTGTGCACCAGTGTCTCCTGTAGTACCTTGTGTTCCTTGTGTACCCTGCGCACCTGTGCTGCTATTAATCCAAGCAGAACCATTCCATGTGCGTAGATATCCTAAAACAGTGTCAAAATAGATTTGACCAACTGCTGGGCTTGCTGGGGCTGTTGCTAAGTTTTGAATTCGAGCATTCTGAAGTTCTAACTTAGTTAAGTCAATAGGGGTTAAATACTTACGTGCCACTCAAGGTCTCCTTACGATAGGTAGGCTTTGCCACTAAATGCTGCAGCGAATGTGAGAACGACTTGATTCCGAGTGGTGTAGTTAATTTCGCCCTCAACGATTGTACCTGCAGAATCCAAAACTGTAACGTTAGGATAGAAGTCAAGATTGTGATTTATTGTCCAAGTAGCACTTGATGTCCCTTGCGTGTGGGCGTAAGCAAGGTCTGGAATTACTACTTCTGCTGAGGTGCCTGGTGTGCCATACGACACTGTTCCAGAAGGCGTGGTTATGCTAATGACGTCGTTTACATACGTCGTTGAGTTAGCCCCTGGTCTTACATATTGGCTCATTCAGTAGTCACCTCTTTAGTTTTGAAGATTTTACCCGTGACATACGTCTTTGTAACGCCATCTGCATCAACCATTTGAATGTCGTAATACGACGTTCCAGGAAGCATACGAGTCTGGTCTTCGTTGAGGTCCAACTGTAGAGTACGAAGTCCTGCTCCATCACCTGTACCGACATCTGGTTTTGTAATAGTGAAGGACGTTATAAGAGCAGAACTTCCTGGCATCTGTCTTATTTCAGCAGTTGGAGTGTAGGTATCCAATTCAAAGTCAAACACAACGTTAAAGGTGTAATCATCGCCTTCATAAATATAAAGGTCTTGAACAAGAGCGGTGACTTCTGGTTGTGTTCCACCGTATGTTGGAATTGGTACGTAAACACGTATTGGCGTAGACCTGTCATCAACTTCCATAGGTTGATAGATTGGAACATAGCGATTAGTTGTTTTAGAAATTCTGCGAACACTAAATACATCAATCTTGTACATACCAATACCAAGTTGTGAACATAATTCACGGTACTGTGCTTGACGAGCCTGAGCCATCTGCATTAACTGCTGATAACGTTCAGAACGGGGAATTGTTACACCGTCTGGTGCAAACACGTTAATATCAAACGCTGCATCATTTGCTAACGCATACAGGGCAAGAACAGATGCGTGTACAACTACTGGGTACTCTTCAACTCCAGGAAGATTAGAGATTGTCATCGTGCGCCCGTAAGAATCCGTGTGATTTAAAGAGTGTTCTGTAAATGCTGTTGAAACATAGTGTTCAATTTCTCGAGTTGTAAAATACTTAAAGTAGTTTCCAGCAACAATGATGTCGTCACCATCTTCTGGTACAGTGTCAAAGACTATGTAGCCTGTTGCTTCTTCAACTTCAACATCATCCGAAATGTTAATTCCATTTTTTGTAATTACTAAGTTTGCTCCATCTAAAGGAGAATATGGAACTAGAAAACGATTTGTGGTTCCGTCTGCTGTAAATGTGTACACAAAAGATTTTGGAATATCGCCAATTTCATAGCGCAGTCTGTCAGACAGAACTGAGAGTGTAGCCACGGAACCTCCAAAACTAGGTGTGGCAATTCTCTCTTGTAATTGCCAAATTCACAGCACAAAAAAGGTCCGACCCCCAACTGGGAGGAGGGCGGGAACCAGTTGAGGGCGGACTACTTGCGACGGCTTAGTTAGGCCGCCAAATGTATCCAAGTTGTTCCAAGTAATCAGCAATGTGCCGTGGAACACGGTACTTAACACCTGATTTAAAGGAATAACTTTGCGGAGTTCCATTTACGACACCAAAAGTCATGTCATCAATGTCTGTAATTGTTCGAATGACTACGTACTCATTCGACACTGATACTCCGACGTCCTCAATCTCATCTAATACGAGTGGAGCGTCTGGTTTCTTTGGGTCAAAGATATCTTTTTCAAGAGACTCTGCCTCTAACTGATTAGCGATAGAAATTTCTTCTTGTCGCTTCTTTAATTCTGCAGCATTCTTTTTTGCTGCTTTTTCGGCTGCAACTCCTGTTGCATCCAATGGACTTGTTGCTTTATTTGCCACGGTATTTGTTCTCCTAAGTTGTGTGGTTGTTTATGTCTGGGAGCCAAAGAAGGAGTATGGCTCCCAGACATAAGGTAAAACTAGTTGGTGTAGACCTTGACGATAGCCTGGTCTGTGATAACACCAAGACCCCAAATTGCGTACCAAGCAAGAGCGTGCTCACGACCAAAGTCAAGAACACCACCATCACGTAGTTCAACTGGGAGAGAGATTGCGTGACCAAATGCATTGTCACCAATCATGATAGATTCATAAACTTCTGCATCATTTCCAGTTGCGGAAGTTAGATAACCCTTTTCTGCAGTGTAATCAGAAGACTCTGGGTTACCACCTGAACCTGGGCGAGTGTTAGCCTTAACAGGAACCTCAATCTGAGACGCAGGAACGCCTACGCTTGAAGAGGTTGTGTAGCCTGCGTTTGCAGACAACTTCTTAACCTGTGTTGTTTCGATGAATACTACGTCATAGAGACGTCCAATTTCACCGAGCATGAAGTTTCCTGGAGCAGCGTACTTCGTGACTTCGATGAACTCTGGGTTCGAACGAATATCACGTGACTGCTTTGGATGTACGAACTGTACGTATGTCTCACCGAGACGTGGAATGTTCTTACCAGCAAGGGTAAGGGCAGCATCCTTAACTGCACCTGTAGTCAACTTGAAGTTACCATCAAGTCCTGCAAATGAAGTTGCTGCAGTTCCTTCGTTGTACCAGTCATTGACACCCTGTAGTGAAGAACGGTCATAACCAAACACTGCAGAAGTTGCTGCAGAGAGTGTGTTACGTGCCTGTACATCGAGGTACTGTGCCATGTGGCGACCAAGAAGACGTGAAGCAGAAGCCATTACGTCATCGAAGGATGCATTGAGAAGAAGTTCAGAAACTGCTACTGCGTAGCCGTGTTCTGCAACAGTAATAGCAATCTGCTCTGCAGTAAGAGCGTTCGTTGTCATACGAACACCTTCTGTTAGAGGAGATGGGTCTACTGCAAAGTTCTTGTAACGAAGGAAGTTAACACGAAGACCAGGAGCAACTCCTAGTTCAGTCTTCTTAACTGCAAACTGTTCGAAACGAAGAATTGGCATTGCCTGGAAGAGGATTTCCTTCGACCAGATTGTCTGGATTGCTTGATTCAGGGATGTATTAGAGCCCGAATAAGCGGTAGGGGCGCTGGCTAGTTGACCAGTACCTGTAATTGCACTTGCCATTTAGGTCAAGTCCTTTCTAGATAGATGTTTGGGTTAACCGAACAGTCCCTGACCACGATTTGATGCTGCATTGCCAAGTAATTTGGCTCGTTGTTTCGCATAGTCTGCCAATGACATATCCCTGATTGAATCAGGAGTTAACGTTTGTTGTGACGAATCATTATCGAGGGGTCCTGCGGCAGGCGCAGTTACGCGTGGTCCTGCCATTTGTGCTCGTGCAGACTGCATAGCCTGTTGAGCGGAATCGAGAATTCGAGCAGATTTTTCTTTTAAAGTTGCGATGCTCTGCTCAATTGCATCTTGTGAATCACCTTCAATTAAATCGATTAGTTCAGGAATAATATTTTCTCTTTCCTGTTCCAAACGAGCCTGACGATAATTCATCAACTCTTGGAATTTGCGCTCCTGGTCTAGGAGTGCAATAGCACGTTCTCTTTCAAGACGTTCATTCTCTAACTGAGATTGAAATTCTTGCTCCTTCTTTTTGAGAAGGTCTTTGAAGGACAGTTCATTCTCTTCCTGTTCCTTCTTCAACTGTGCTGCACGGTTTTCCTCTTCAGCAATTCGTGTTTGACGCTCTGCTTCACGGGCCGCCGCTTCCTCACGCTCTTTTTTAAGAGATGCGAGTTCTTCTTTCATCTTTTCAAGTTGTGGGTACAACTTAGCCTTCTCTTGTTCACGTGCCTTTGCAATATCATCGGCTGTGTACGAAGGTACTGACATAGTTGGCTCACCACTCGCTATCGACACATCAACTGATGACAGTGATGCATCCGTTTCTAGTACGTTATCCATAGTAATCACTTATCTTTCTTGAGTCGTTGTCCGTATGCCTTGCGGCGTGTCCCTGGGTTATTATGAGATAATTGCATTACATTTAAATGCTATTGTCTCGGTATATTCCAAACTTTTTACAGTTGGAAAATTACTCTCTGTCTACCGCCCTTCTTTGCGGAATTTTTGTGCCGTAGGCTTGGGTTACTAGGTCATTTCTAATAGCCATTTCTGCCTGGTCTTCTATTGCTTTTGCTTCTTGAACCATTGGGTCTTCGACTTTTTCAGGAGTTGGGGCTCCTTCAACGCCATCACCCATCACATCCCCGTCACCTAATTGGGTAGGTTGCATTGGAATTGCGCTTGAACCATCTGGTCCAGGCATCATTCCAGTCATATCTTGAATTTGTTTTTGAATTTGAACTTTGACGAGAGCCAGAGCACCGTCGGCCTTAGCATCTTCTACGAGTTCACGACGAATCTCTTGAAGTTTCTCTTCTGGGAATTCTTCTCCAAGTGTTCGCAGCGCTCCTTCTTTTGACTCAAGACCCATTCCTAGTTTGGTTTGGATTTCATTAAGAACAATTAACTTATCAAGAGGAAGTGGAGGAGGGAACTGTACGTAGTTCATGTATGACAGAGGGTCATTTGGGTCAAGACGGTCTAGTTGACCTTCTTTGATTGGACCATCTTCATTTGGGTTGTACAAGAATGTTTGTGGTTCCTTGATAGCAAGGGTGCGAAGTGCAAGTTCATTGATTCGCTCTAAACCCTTGCCATATTGGGCTACCTTTTGAGAGTAGCGATTCATCAGTGGTTGATACTGAATAGAAAGAGCAACACCTGATGTGTTAGAAATTGGCTGGACTTGTCCAAGCGCAGTTTCTGGAATGTTCATGATTTCGTGCATTGAGCGTTTTAATAACTCAAGATATTTAAGTGCGCCATCAATTCCTTGCGCACCACCTTCAAGATTGAAGAC